CCGTTCTTTATTATTACTCTATTCTGAAGGTGAGCAGGTGGTACCCAACTTACTTTAAATCTACCTTTTGGATCTGGATTAAAAACAACCTTACTATCTTTAACACCACCTATCCACTGAAAGTTACCAGACGTTACTACAGCTGAACTTCCAATGCCTTCATTATAATCTATTTGCTCATATATCTTTACAAGATTAAATAAGCTATTTTTTGTTTCGTCTCTAAATGCATGTTCCGTAGTTCTAGGAAACTGACGATAAAATTCATTTAAACCGTCTTGATCGTCTTTTAAACCATCAACTTCATTTTGCCAATGATCAATTACACCTACATCTATTAATTCACCGTCGGGTCCGTATACATCATGATCTGGACTATTGAATACAGGTTGTCCGTATTGGTCAATAAATCCTTCAAAGTTCCATTCCATTGGGATAAACAAAGAATATAAACCAGACTTTGTTTGTCCGTTACGGTTACGTCTTGTGACATCAGAATCATTATACAGTTTTTTAAAGTTATCGCCGCCTTTGTCTAAAGCATTTGACGTTGATCCCATCATACATTTACCAATAATCTTACTACCTAATCTAAGACAAGTTTTTGTTACTCGCCAGTTATTTAGTATATTATCAGGTCTTTCCCACTTACCACTTTCATCGTGTACAAGTAAAGAAAGTTTTTCACCATCATAACTGTTATCACCAGTGTTCTTCCAGTCAATCGTAGTGTCGAGACCTTTTATCTCTTCTAGCTTTTCATTAGTGTCTATTTTCTTACGAGTAAACTTACTCGCTGGCACACGATACGCTAGTTCAGACTTTGGTCTATCCATACCATCTTGTATGGGCTTAAAAAAGAAAGGATAGTTTATTGATATAGGTACAACCTTGTCAGTAAACATCTTCTTAGCATCGGCTCCACTCTTGGATAGTATTCCGTATCTACTATCACTTGATATAGTGGCGAGATTAACTGTTTCAGCAGAACTCATAAAAGAAAAACCACTACGTCTGTTTTTAAGATAGCACATACCGTAACATCTACTGTCAGCTTTACAAGCTTCCCAAAATATAAAAAACAACCTATTAGCTTCTCTAAAGTCAGGAGCGCCAACATCAATTTTACTCCATTGAAGATACATATAATGCGTACCTGTTATAAATGTTGGCTTATTATTGTTGTTAAACCAAAAACCTTCTTCACGCCTACGAAACTCCTCGTCTATATAGTCGTGCCACTGATCTTTTTGCTCTTCTGGATAAGCTTTCCAGTCAAATATAGTTTTTATTCTTTTTAGTATGTCTGGCTTTGGAAGTTGTTGCCAGTTTTTATTTTCGTTTGAATAAACTTCTTTAGGAGGTTTAGGTAAAGCTATTTTTAAACCTTGTATTTCGTATATGTCACCTATTTGACCGTTATGAGAAAGCACAACTACGTCATGATCTTTGTTATAACCGTACTTCCACTTTCTACCTTTATTAAGCCTACTTACTGTAGTCTTTTTTATAGGCTCTATTATATTTACTAAATTTTGCTCGTACATTACTTAGATCTGCCTTCGGCAAAGCCCTTAAAAACTTTCTCTTCTTTCTTTTCAATATTTTTACCCTCGAGTAAAGCCTGTTCTTCTTGTATACGATTAAGTATCTCAAAGGCATCGAATATTGCGAGTTTCTTTGTAGCAGCAGCATTTTTAAGTCTATCGGCAGTAATATCATCACCACTATCAACAATAGCTTCTTTGGCCACTTTGATAAGCTCTTCAACCGCTCTATGACCAGCTTGGATTATACTCTTCTTCGTTTCCTTGATATTCATATTTAATTGTAATAAAACTTGATAAAACTCTATATAACCTTTTTCCTTCAAAAACAAACTCATATTCACTGTTAGGCCTAAAGCCTACTAAATCACCTTTGTCTACGGTACCATCAGTATACTTAACTATGCCAACCAGCGGTTTTTCTTGATCTGTGTTATAATCGCTAGTAGCTTTTATTGGCTGGACAAAGCAAAAACCTTTAGGACAAGTCCAACTGTCTTTTCTTTTATATAAAAATATTTGATCTGCATATATTATATATGTATCTTCGTTAAAGTAGGATCTACTATTTTTTTCTCTACCTTTAATATCTAACCAGCGTCTAAATACGTTATGGTGTACTAACACAGTATCACCAGGTTTAATACCTAGATCATCACCTATTATAGGGCAAGATACAACTTCAGCTTCTCTATTAACGTATTGATGATTAAAGTTTTCTGTGTTTACAATAAGACTTTTATCACCAACTTGTACAGAGTTGTTATATCTTTCGCCTTTAGGCTTTATAACAAAGCAATATACGCTTTTCATTAATACTCTAGATTATACTCTACAGATACCGCCATGTTTTTATTAAAGTCTTTCCATGGCAATACGTCTTTATTTTTTCTAATGTATATAGAGTACTTGTCTTCTTCCTCTATAATATCACAAATAGTGTGACCACCATACACTTCCTGTCCAACAGAATAGTGCATGGCGTCAATTTTGTAATCTTTACCTATTGTGATTTTACGAATTAGTTTGCTCATCTTCGTTATATTTAATAGTTCCGTCAGCAAGACTTACGTCTACACTTCCGTATTCTTCTTGAAACTGAGCTTGCAAGTCGCTAATAGCAGCTTGAACTTGAGATATGTTGTTAAACATTCTGTGCTTAGTAACTTCTAAGTTTCCTATTTGAGTTTCTATTCTATTGTAGCCAGTTACTAGCTTTTGTAGATTTTCTAATTGTTCTTTTGTAACTTTTTCTGCCTTAGGTTTAAGGTCAACGATTTTATCTCCTTTTGGAGTCTTTCTTTTTGCCATTTTATTTAATTTAAGTTAATAATTATTACAAGCCGTTTCTTGCCTGTATGTCTGCTCTTGCGTTGGTTAAAAGGTCACCGTCAAGAAATTTGTTAAAAATTGCCATTTCATATATAATACCTTCAGCTGCATTGGCGCCGGCTCCAGATTGAGCCCCTATACTTCTAATAATCCAATCTTTATCCACGTCTAAAGTATCAGTACTTACCGTTGAGCCGTCAAATATAGTTGTTAAATTATTAGAGGCGTCGCCTGTTCTTGATAGTTCAAATAAAAATTTACCAGTAGGTATATCACTAGAGGCTGTTATAGTTAAGTCTGTAGGTGAAGAAGATCCAAACTTGTATCGCATTAAACTACTGCCCCCACCTTTAAAAAATCTTAAAAAATTACTAGAACCATTAACGCCTACGGCGGTTTCGTTAGTAGCTCCTTCGAGATCTATTACCATGAAAAAATGAAAAGTAGTAAAAGAAAGCTGAGTGCCAAGATCCATGGCGTCGTTAGTCCCATCAAAATTTAATCCACCATTAGCAACAATAGTAGGTCTTTGGCTGTCTGAAGCTGCATCCCAGTTAGCACCTTGTATGCTATCGTACCATTTATCTACAGCGTCACCCACTTCTAGCGGCGAACCATCCGTACTCCAGCCTATGCCGCTTTGAACCCAGCTAGTTAAAGACGATATGTCAGATAGATCGAATATATCTCCTTTAGAGTCTGATATGTATGATCCTAATCCTAGCATTAATTTCCAAAATAACAGATTATACCTCCGTCAGAGTCAGCAGCATTTAAAGTTACTGACGTCCATCTTCCGTAAATAGTTAATCCTTTTGGAAACTTTTGAGTAGCATCTGTAGCATCAGAACCAGAGCCATGAACCACAGCTACAGGTGTTGTGTGACTAAAAAAGCCTACATTACCAGCTACTGGAGTAGCGTCATGCTGAGATACATCGGCTACTAAACCAGCTAAATTAGTGTCAGCTAAAAATGTAATAGCTACTATAACTTTTCCAGACGGTGGAGTAAACGCACCTGTAGTGTCTACAAAGCCACTACCTAGTTGTCCAAAAGCGTAACTTACTTCTGTTGAATTAATTCCCATAATTTTATTTATTTGTTTGTTCGTTTTTCTTTGAACTTCCACCGAAGAAGAAGTCTATTATTGTATTTACTTTAGCACTCATAGCACCAAATATTGTTGATATAAAACTTATTTCAAATTCACCAAGCTCAAGCGTTTTAGTAACAAAGTAATTAAACATTACAAAAGTAATAC